CGGACCATGTTGGCTCCAAGCGTGCCGATCCCACCGGCCTTAATGTTTTTGTTGCAGTCACAACTCATTTAGCATACCTCCTCTAATACGACCATAAGCCCGCGCACGAACGTGTCTACATATCCGTTTTCGGCGGTGAGCTCAACATCGTACACATACGGCTTTTTCTTTGCCTCCAGTGCTTTGGTCTCGCACGCATCGAGGCGCAGAATCAGGTCGTCGTTTGACAGTACCTTCTTGACCAGCACTGCGTCCGAATTGTAGTTTTCTTTGAGGGCGAATCTGATTACATCGCCCTCTGATGGCTCGTAAATATCGCCCTCCCTGGTCCTGATTGTGACCGGGATCTCTACCGTGTCTCCGCGGACCAGGGTGATCGTGTTATTGACAACACTTACCATAGTAGCCTCCTCTCTTATGCGAGCGCATTGTTACTAATGTATGTGATCGAAAATGAGATCTGCGTCACGGCGTCACCTCCGCATAAAACAGAGTGGCGTACATGATGTATTGGTCAGCCGGCCACGCACTTGATGTGTTATCAATGCGAATCGCACGCTCCCACAGTTTTGCGACCCACGTTGCGGGTCTGCCATCTCTCACATATGGCAACTTGAAATCGCCCATTGTGACATCAACGCCGACCAAACGAGTACCACTAGGAAGATAGTCCTCAAAACTGACTACCGTCTGCGATGTACTGCCTCCACCTGTAGGCAGTGAGACATCTTGACGGATGACTGCTTTCATCTTGACTTCGCCCATGTCCGCGCGGATCGCTGAGATGGAAGCCTCGGCACTACCAATCCTTGTGTTGATATCATCAAACTTCCCATTGATGCTGACCACGGCTGCCAGACGCTCGACTGACGTGATGCTGATGCCGTTAATATTAACCACGTAAAGCGGAAAGTCCACGGGGCTGTCCCCGTTTGCGATCGTGCCCGTGTTGCATGCCGGTACAGCCGGATTAGACGCGGAAGGCGTGCCCTGGATCACGACAAGCTCCATGTTCTCTATCTTGCCCGCCTTAGTGTATCGGCAGACGATCAGATCTTTTCTCTTTACGCCCTGGGCGCCGTTGGCGATAGCGAGCGAGTCGTATGTTCCGATCTCGACAATGCCAAAATAGCCCTGATGAGAGAGCACTCCGTCGCGGATCCTGATCTCGTTGGCGCTGATCACATCAGCCCTGAGGCTGCTTCCCGTGCCCAGGATATAGGATCCTTCTCCCAACAGTGCCCGATGCCATGACGCGTCATGCTCAGATGTCACATGTCCCTGGCCTTTGTGGCCTGTAATGATTTTCATATATTTAAGCCTCCTCACCGGCCCTCATGGCCGCAAGAGCCGCCGTTGGCTCCACAGTTACCGTGATTTCGTCTTCGAGCTTGTATTCAATGTTCGGGGATCCGTTTCCCCACTTGCAGATCTTCCCCGCGATGGGCGACGTCATGATCATCCCCGAAAGATAATCGCGGCCGCCGACGATGTCTCCGACTCCGATCTCTATGTCCGCATCAATATTCATGGAGAATTTGTTTGCGTCCATCAGAGACTCCAGCCGGTCGCGGCCTGCGGCGATCAGGTCGGGCAGCTCTCCGCCCGGATAATCAAATATCTCCACGATCTCATCAGCGCCGAAAAGATGCTGCGTCGTGTCGATGTTGCCGTCGTTGTCCGCGTACCAGTGATATACCTGGCGGTCTTTCAGCTCGCCCTTCCCCAAACAGATCAGGTGATTGACTCCGTCTTTCTGGGTCTGCATCGTGTAATCCGTGCGCATATCAGAGGACATTTCGACCTTAAGCGAGTAATCCACGATCGGCACAGCCGAGACGATCACCGCCTTTTCTTTCTTACTGTAGGAAAGTTCCAGCTTATGGCCGTTGGCTTTCAGCATCTTTGTCAGCCCAGAGAGCATATCGCAGTATCTGTCGTATTGGAATGCGCTCACTGTTACTCCCGTATCTTCTTCGCTCCCGATAAATAATCCCGGGAACGCTGTCTCCACGCGCGCTTTGACGATGCTGTTGAGTTCTCCGGAATCAACCGCATAATCCTGGCCTGCGGGCGGGCAGATGATCTTTTTCTGCATCATTCCCCGCCACGTAAGGCCGCCGAGATTAATGACGTCCTGGGCCGTGTTGGTCGCCGTCCGTCTGTAGATGCCGCCGTATTCGGTGTCCGGGATGTAGATTCTTGAGCCATACGGGATTGGAACATATTCGTTTCTCAGAATTGAAATCTCGAAGCTGTTCTCCGTTTTGCCGACCTCGAAATCATAGCTGTTAAAAAGCAGGTAACGCTTTTCTGTTCCGTCACTGTCTGCCAGTGTCAGTTTTTCCATATCGCGCCTCCTACCTCGGCTCGCTACGCTCTTCGTAGAGCGTCAGGTCAAAGCCAAACGTTCCCGGCCAGCTTATCGCAAGCTCTCCCGGAGGGAGCTTGTCGAATACTGACTCTTCTTTGTTACGCAGGTCGAAATCATTGACCTGCTGGCCACTGGCTGTCGTCTTCGTCACGGTTCCGGCTTTCGAATCAATCACTAGATATTCCGATTCTTCCAGGACATCGAGCACCTGGTATGTGTGACCATTGATCACAACGCCCGGATTTGCGGCCGGGCCATATATGACCATGTGGAAATCGGATTCAAACGGGAAGCCTGTCCGCCATGCCGTCGAACCCGAGCCGCCGGAATAATAATCGTATTCATAGTCATATTCGTAATCAAGGAATTCTTCCTCTGCAGCACTTGCGCTGGCGTAGAAGCTCCTCGTCTCTTCCTTGATCCAAAACGGATGTGGGCAGTAGAACGACACTTTGTTGTCCACGATGAAATTGCTGTCGTCCGGTGCAGTGTTACTGCTCGTCGCAAAGCACTCAATATAGCTGTCATTCCACATCAGCCGGCCCGGTGTCAGGTTCCTGACGTCCAGTTCAAGGTCGTCATGGAGCGCCTCCAGCAGAGCCAGTTTTTCCTCTTCCGTCCCGATGAGCGAGAGCGTCACGTCGTAGACCTTCGGCGGCCGTGTGAACGCCGACACTCTCGCCCCAAATTGGAGCTGCACCGCGACCGGCGTCCACTGAAAATCGTGGAAATTCGCGCTTCTTCTCGTCCGCAGTGCGATGCTCCTAAGATTGTATTCTTTGCCGCTTGAAGCGACGTATCTAAGATTTACTCCACTCATTTAATCGCTCCATGCTTTCTCAATAATCTCGCGAATTCTCTGTCGCTTATCACGAACGACATCTCACTGAGCGCTTCGATGAGCGCCCTGTAGATCTCTGCCGCCTGTCTGTCATTGGACTCGATGATCCTGTTGGCCAGCTCGTCCAGTTTCTTCCACAGCCTGTCCAGAGGGACAACCGCCTCAGGGCCAGCCTCGCCGACACCGATGACGGAAGGCGCATCGAAGACGCCGCCCTTTGCGTACCAGTCAACGTCAAAGTGAGGAATTGACGGAGGGTTCAACGAAAATTCACCGCTTACCGAGAAGTGTGGTAATTTGATGTGCGGCAATGACCAGCTAAAATTGAAGAATCCTTTGATCTTCTCGATCGCTGACCTTACCTTTTCCTTCGCGCTCTCCATCTTTTCCGAGATGCTGTTTTTGAGATCCGTGAACTTCTGGACGGCTGTTGACCTTATATTCTCGGCCGCGGAGCCCACATCGCTCTTAAGATTCTCCCAGGCGCTGACGACATTGTCTTTCATCGTGTTCGCCCACTGGCATATAGTGTCCCAGTTGAGATATAGGGCCGTGCCGATGGCGACCAGGGCGGTTATCGCCGCTATGGCGATGCCGATCGGGCCAGTCAGGGCTGCGATCACTGCAGCCATCACGCCGCCTCCGGCAGATGCCGCACCCATTATCGTAACCAGTGACCCGATCGTACTGATCACCGACCCGACCACACTCAACACAGGTCCGAGTGCTGCGAGCAGTCCCGCCAGTGTAAGGATGACGTTCTTCTGCTTCTCGTCGAGGCCGCTCCACCACTCATTGAGGGCGGATACTCCGTCAGAGATCGCGCCGAGGACCGTGACGATCGCCGGGCCGAGATCCGTGACGAGCTGCGCTCCTGTATCCTTCAGCGTGTTGAGG